TCTTTGCAAGAGTTAATGTATTATGGAGGTATTTAATGATATTTTCACAAGTAACATTGCAAGTTGAAACGACTGTTAAGAAGAAAAACGGTGCGGAAGACAATGTTATAAATCCTATCACTTTGCCAGCAGTCAAACAGAGAATTAGTCAGACAAGGCTTGATGAGTTTTCTATGATTGGGCTAGGTAAAAACGTAAGATACGAGCTTAACGGAATCGGAGAAATGGAAGACTTGATTTTCAACTATTTCTTAGACGAAAAAGGCGATACTTTCAAGCGTACAACATGGGAAAGAAACCCTAAGAATAACAAGATGATTTTAGAGGGGGTAGTAAGCAACGGACTATGAATGAATTTGATTCTTACATAGATTGGTACAACAATTTACTTACAATGCCTTTAAATGACGTTATTTTAGGCGTTAAGGACACGATAGAAGACAAGACGGTATATTTGTCGCTTAGTGACTCAAAGGTGCTTAAAATGGATAATACGAGCTTTGTCATGGGTTACTATTATCAAGTTGTTTTGTCTGTTAAAGATGTTGACGATGAACTTGTCGGACTAGTCGGAGATGTTTTGCAAAACGGTTGGAATATGACGAACTGGTCAGAAAACAGCCATTTGTACAATTATACTGGTACTGTTTATTTACCTTGTGGCGCAGGTGGTCAAGCATGGCAATGAATTTACTTAATACAGCAAGCATAGCTAAAGAAATGCAATCGAAAGTAACAGAACGCATGGGCGATTGGTTTGAAGCAGAGTTTAAGGCTAAGGCAAATAGCGCAAGCCGAAGAACTAGATTAATTAGAAGCCACGGTCATACCTATACTTATGCTAGATACCAAAATACAGGCCAATTGTCAAGTAACTTAAAACAAGTTAAAAAAGGTGATAAAGTAGTAGTAAACGCAGGTACTAGGGCTAATTATTCTAGCGGCTATCATGGTATGTACTTCTTAGTTGAAAAAAAAGGTATGCAAGACGTCAAAACAACATTGAAAAAAGGCGCTAACTATGCTAATTCAATGAAATTATAAAAGTAGAAAGTGGCTTAATTACATTTGATTGAAATTAACAATAATGGTATTTTTTAATGAGTTTAGATAATTTTAGAAATAGAACGATTTTGTGGGACACAGTCAACAAAGACTTTCCCCAGCCAATACAAATAATGCAAGGCGATGTCAATGCTAGAACGTTATTAATTAAAATAGTTGATAACGGAACTGAAATTGATTTACCTGGTCATTCATTAAAACTTACATATCAATACACTAATAGTAGTAATTCTGGTTTTGTTATGATCCCTCCTAAGGACTTAGCTAAGGGAGAGTTTATTTTGGTAATTCCTACCGAAATGACAGCGACAGGAGTTATTGAAGCGAACTTAATGCTTCTCAATAAAGCCAAAGAGCAAGTTATTGTCAGTAAGAGTCTTACATTTATATCAGACAGTTCTACTGTTTCTGATTTAGCTCAAGAAATAAATAATAATATTGATGATTTTACGAAATTATTATTAGAAAAAATGCCACAAGTGTTGCGTAGTGAGTTGAATGACTTACATGCTCAAACTGATTCAAACAAGAGCAATATTGAGCTTAAAGCAAATCTAGCTGATATGACTAGCTTACAAAGTGCAATGACAGAGCTAAAAAATGAAGTAGAAGCATTTGGTATTAGTCCTGAAAATTTAGTTACCATAAAATCGCTATTAGACGCAATCGCAAGTAACGCCAGTGAATCAGAAGTAGTTGAACTAATAAATTCAGTAAAGGTTTTAACAAGTAATATTTCTCTTATGAGTAACGGAGATTACTCCCCTAAGGCTAATCAAACTGATTTAGAAAGTTTACAGCATACTGTCAATGACCATTCGGCAGCCATTTCAACAAAAGCCAATCAAACGGATTTAGACAACTTACAAGCTACTGTTGACAAACAAGGTGTTGCAATTTCAACAAAAGCTGAACAATCAGAGTTATTAAGCACAATTCAAAATGTCGCAACTGCTCAAGAAACAGCAACTAAAGCTGAAAGTGAAGCCAAAAATGCAATGGCAAAGGCTACCGAAGCACAAGCGAACAATTTACCACTTAATGGCAATGCAGTTAGTGCAAGTAAACTGGCAACAGCTAGAAAACTTGGGGTAAATCTTCAATCTTCGGCATTTCAAGACTTTGACGGGACTGCTGACGCAACTAATATCGGAGTTTCAGGTGTGCTTCCTATTGAAAACGGAGGTACGTCAACAAGTGACGGAGTTATAAACACAATTGCCTATGCCAACAGCGCTGACGGAACGGACGACTTCACCACTGTTTATCCTAACTTGAACTTGATAGACGGTACTAAAGATTTTAGTGGTCAGTGGATATATTCAGAGCTTTCGACTGATGACGGAACATATAAAGGCTTGACGGTTAAAAAACGAACAGATGCATGGGGCGGTATTTTTAAAATATTTACAGTTTCCAAAAATTCCGATTACACATTTTCTAGTTTTGTTAAAGGGGCTGGTATAGGCACTAAATTTGTAAGAGTTGTAATTATTAATGGGGTAGAAAAGCATAGCCTAGAAAAAACTTGGGATTCTGCTTTTAGTTGGACAAGAGATTCAATTACTTTTTCAACTAAAGATATAAAAGTAGGCGATCAAATCGCTATAAGCTATAATATTTCAGCACTTGGTACAAATCCAGCAATATGGACTGCTGGTCATAAGTGGGAAGAGAGTTCAACCGCTACTCCATACATGCCCTCAGCTAGTGAAGTCACGGTTGCAGACTATCCGAAGTATGTAGGTTTTAGTAATAGCATTAAACCTAATAAGAAAAGTTCTGATTACAATTGGTTACCAATGGGTTTAGTATCAATTGATAGGGCAACTGGCTTACTTAAGCCCGCGGTCATGGGTATAGATTATGCTCAAGCTCACCCAGTTGGCTCGGTAGTCACAAACACTTCAAGTTCATCATCAGGGTATTCTACAGGCAAATGGGAAAATATCGGTTCAGCAGTAATCGGTTCAACAACAATATATTATTGGAAACGTACTGCATAAAAAAATAAAAAGGAAAATAAAAAATGAAATTAGATTATAATTCACGTGAGATTTTTTGGGGGAATGAAGCTCTTATCGTAGCTGATCTGGCCAAGGGAAGTAACGGAAAACCAGAGTTCACTAACCATAAAATTGTAACTGGTTTAGTATCAGTTGGATCAATGGAAGACCAAGCGGAAACTAACAGCTATCCAGCTGATGATGTACCAGACCATGGAGTGAAAAAAGGTGCTACGTTACTTCAAGGCGAAATGGTATTTATTCAAACAGACCAAGCGCTCAAAGAGGATATCTTAGGTCAACAAAGAACAGCAAACGGCTTGGGTTGGTCTCCTACAGGAAACTGGAAAACCAAGTGTGTTCAGTACCTTATCAAAGGTCGTAAGCGTGATAAAGTTACAGGAGAATTTATTGACGGTTGGCGAGTAGTCGTTTATCCAAATTTGAGACCTACAGCAGAACCAACGAAAGAATCAGAAACAGATTCAGTAGACGGTGTAGACCCTATCCAATGGACTTTAGCAGTACAAGCAACTGATTCAGATATTTATTTGAATGGGAATAAAAAAGTACCCGCTATTGAATACGAAATTTGGGGCGAACAAGCAAAAGACTTTGCCAAGAAAATGGAAAGCGGACTGTTCATCATGCAACCTGACACCGTTCTAACTGGTGCAATTACACTTGTAGCTCCTGTTATTCCTAATGTAACTACTGCTACAAAGGGTAATAATGACGGAACAATCGTAGTGCCTGCCACTTTGAAAGACTCTAAGGGTGGAACTGTAAAAGTAACATCAGTAATTAAGGACGCACATGGAAAAGTAGAAACCAACGGACAACTTGCGCCCGGTGTCCATACCGTAACGTTCTCCGCTGACGGTTATGAAGATGTTTCCGAGGGAGTTTCAGTAACTGATCATCCCTAATGCGCCTGACGAGGCAGATTATACAGCTTGGGCAAACAGCTCAGACGGAGTCCTTGATTTTACCACTGATTATAAATCAGCTGTCGGACTAGATGTTTTAGATATTTCTAAGTGGTCAAAAAACGGCCCAATGAAAAATTCTACGTATACAATTTCTAAAAATGGTGACGGAAGTTTTAAAATATCCGGAAAAGGAGCACCTGGGTTTGAAGTATTATCTAAGTCATTCCCAGCCAAAGTCGGGGATAAATTCAAGTTTACCATTCACTATGCTAATCGTAAAGAATTTGAATTATTCAATAACGTTGGCTTATCGTTTGTAGCAAGCGACGCATATAAAGAGGATACTTATTTAACAAGTAAAATTGTGTTACCAAATACAGTTACACCATTAACGGAATATCAGTTAGAATATACCGCAACAGGTAGCAATGTTTGGATGCTTTTAAACTTTGGTGGGGTAGAAGATACCGCATTAGTTGATTTTGATATCAAGATTGAAGTGGAAGATCTAACCAATCCTGTTAAATATGCGTACATAGGGACTTATACTGGTAAGATTGTCGACGGGCAAAGTACAGACCCAGTAAAATATAATTGGAAAAAAATAATTAATTAAGTAAAGGAATATATAAATGGCAAAACAATTAAGTACAGCACGTAAATTTAAAATGATTACAGGTAAAGATCTTTTCCAGCAACAAAAAGCAATGGATACAGAGCTTAAAAAAGAAGACGGAGAAATTACTGATGTAATGGAGTTCGTTCAATATGGTCTATACTTGGCTCTTTTTCAAGATAACATTGTAAAAGCTAAAAGTGACTTCTCTGACTTCCGTTCTAGCTTTGAGTTCGATACTGACGGTAAAGGACTTAAAGAACTTGTCGAACTGTGGCAGAAAGAGATTTAATGAGCTGAAAGGACTGTAAATGATTTTAAAACATGCAATTAGATACTTAGAACTAACTGGTTCGGACTTTATTACAGATTTAAAAGACTTTGCAGACCTACAAAATTCTTTTGTCGCTGGGTATATTCCTGATGACTTTACAGAGCAAATGGAGAGCTTTACAGACAAGTTGTTGATACTTTGGGTAGATTGTAACGGAGGAATGCAAAACGCCTTAGATGATAAAACAGAGCTTCCTACAACTAACGAGTTAATCAATATCTTCTGTAAAACTGTTTTTATTAAAGAAAAAGAGGAAACGGAAGACGATATGGTCTTCTTTTCTTCTAGTTCATTGATTAAGAAAAAGAAAGATACTGTAAAGGGAAATAAAACTTTAGAACTTTTGACTATTTTAGGCAATAATGAAATTGATATAACACAGTTCATGGAAATGGAGCTAGAACTTGTTTATAAAATAATCGAACTTATTGCAGAGAAGAAGAAAGAGGAAAAAGAAAAAGAGAAAAGGCGTAAAAGAAAGGGTATGTAATGGCAAATAATGCAACATTTGAGGTCGAGATATACGGTAATACAACGAAATTCGAGAACTCACTTAAAGGCGTTAACACCGCAATGTCAGGGCTTAGAGGAGAAGCTAAAAACTTACGTGAAGCTCTAAAACTTGACCCAACAAATACCAGTAAAATGGCGCAATTGCAAAAGAATTTACAAACGCAGTTGGGCTTGTCACGCGACAAAGCAACAAAATTAAAAGAAGAACTTTCTACGGTTGACAAAAGTTCACCAGCAGGTCAAAAGAAATGGTTACAACTTACTAGAGACTTAGGCACAGCAGAAACACAAGCTAACAGGCTAGAGAGCGAAATTAAGCAAGTCGAGGGCGCTATTAGTTCAGGTTCTTGGAACATTGACGCTAAAATGGACACTAAAGGTGTTAATAGCGGAATTGATGGCATGAAGTCACGCTTTAGTGGTCTTAGAGAAATTGCTATAGGCGCATTTAGGCAAATTGGTGCTAGTGCTGTTAGTGCTGTCGGTAATGGCTTAAAAGGCTGGGTATCTGACGCAATGGATACTCAAAAAGCCATGATTTCATTGAAAAATACAATGAAGTTCAAAGGCAACGGACAAGACTTTGACTATGTAAGCAAATCTATGCAGAATCTTGCTAAAGATACAAATGCAAATACCGAAGATACTTTAAAACTTTCAACGACGTTCATTGGTTTAGGCGATACTGCTAAAAAAGCGGTCGGTAAAACGGAAGCATTAGTAAAAGCTAATCAAGCATTTGGTGGTACTGGCGAACAATTAAAAGGTGTAGTTCAGGCTTACGGTCAAATGTCGGCAGCTGGTAAAGTTACGGCTGAAAATATTGGACAATTAACCGATAATAACACAGCTCTTGGTTCTTCTTTAAAAGACACTATTATGAAAATGAACCCCTCACTACAGCAATATGGTTCTTTTAATGAAGCTGTTTCAGAAGGCGCTGTTTCGATGGGTATGCTCGACAAGGCTATGGAAAAAATGGCTAACGGTTCGGGCGGTGGAGTCAAAACTATTGGGGACGCGTGGGACAGTTTCAATGAAACAATGTCAACTGCCTTAGTGCCCACTTTGAACGCTTTAACACCTATCATTAGTGGCTTAATAGACCATATGTCTGACTGGGGAGAAAGTGCTGGTAAAGCTGTATCAAATGTAGTTAAGTATTTTCAAGACTTGTTTAAAAAACTACAAGAAAATGGTGCGATAACTCAATTTTCTGCTATATGGGATAATCTAAAAAGTGCATTTGGTTCAGTAATGGAAATCATTGGTAATCTTATAAACTCTTTTGCCGGAGTTGATGAATCTACTTCAAAAAATTCGACTTCTGTTGAAAATGTAGCAAACACAATATCTTCACTTGCTAATAAGTTCGCTGATATCACGAAAAAAATTGCTGACTTCATTGGTAAAATTAGTAAAAGCAAGGAAGCAATGGATAATATAAAGTTAGCTTTAGCTGCTTTGGCTGGCGCTTTCGCAGCTTTCAAGGTAGCTAAAGGTATATTAGGAGTAATAAACGCTTTTAAAACTATTGGAACAGTTGCGAAATTGGCTATGATTCCAGTAAAAGCCTTGTTTGGTTTAATTATTGCTAATCCATTTGTTGCCATAGCTGTGGCAATTGCAGCAGTCATTGCTGGCTTGGTATACTTCTTCACTCAAACCAAAACAGGTAAAAAGATATGGGCTGACTTTGTAGACTTCTTAAAGAGTGCATGGGATGGAATAGTTTCATTCTTTAGCGGTATTGGTCAATGGTTTGCTGATATATGGAATGGAGCAGTTGACGGAGCTAAAGGGATTTGGCAAGGTTTAGTTGATTGGTTCAGCGGAATTGTACAAGGCATTAAGGACGCATGGAATGGAGTTACAGAATTTTTCACAGGAATTTGGAATGAAATAGTAAATATCGTTACAACTGCGTTTACAACTATTGCTTCTTTAGTAACAGGTGCTTATAACTGGTTTGTTACAACTTTTCAACCTTTAATTAGTTTTTATCAATCTATATTTGGGTTAGTTGGATCAGTAATTAATTTAGCTTTTAAACTTATATTGGCTATTATTCTTGGAGCTTATCAATTAGTTATCGGCGCATGGCAAGGTATATCAGGTTTCTTTGGTGAAATATTTAACGCTGTGAAATCAGTAGTTTCAACAGTATTCAGCGCAATCGGAAGTTTTGCTTCTGGTGCTTGGGGAGTAGTTTCATCAATATGGAGTGCAGTTTCAGGCTTCTTTAGTAAAATATTCAATTCTGTTCGTAGTGTTGTTAGTGGAGTGTTCAGCGCTTTTGGTGGCTTTGCTTCTAGCGCTTGGTCAAGAATTTCAGATGTATTTAACGGAGTAGGCGATTTCTTTAGTGGAGCTTTCAACGGTGTTAAAAGTACAGTTAGTGGAGTGTTCAGCGCTTTTGGTGGGTTCGCTTCAAATGCTTACAAGGCAATAACAGGAGCATTTGATGGTATTGGGGACTTCTTTAGCAGGATATTTGGAGGAATCAAGAATACAATAGACAATGCTCTTGGTGGTGTAACAAGTGCGATTGACAATATCAAAGGTTCAATTGATTGGGTTTCAAAAAAAGTTGGCGGACTGTTCAAAGGTTCAATGGTAGTAGGCTTAACAGATGTTAATTTATCTTCTAGCGGTTACGGTCTAAGCACTAACAGCGTATCAAGTGATAATAGAACATATAACACATTTAACGTGCAAGGTGGTGCTGGCCAAGATGTTTCTAACTTAGCACGAGCAATCAGACGAGAATTTGAACTAGGGAGGGCTTAATGGTAAGACAGTATAAAATACATACCAACTTAGACGGAACAGATGATAAAGTTTGGGACGTTACAAACGGAAAAGTTAGATTTTACCAGCCCTCTAATTTAGGCTTACAATCAACTAATAATATTTGGCAAAGTAACGGTATAGGAGTAATGGGAACACGCTCAATCACTCAACCTCAAATAGAGTTCAAATTAGAAACGTTTGGCGAAACTTTAGAAGAAAATTATCAATTACTGAAAGACTTCGTAAATGATATTCTTAACAAAAAGTTTGTTACACTTGAATACCAAACAGAGATTTTTCAGGTGTACGCTGATTTAGCTTTAGCAGATGTCACAAAGACAGAGGGTTATGGAAAGAATGGAACTTTCAGCGAAAAGATAACATTTGATATAATTACAAAGTGGTACACTTACGAAAATTTAACTTTTAATATGATTGAAAATGGTAAAGTTATCGCTGGTAAATCTAAAATTTATGGTGGAACAGCACCAGGAAACTATAAATATGTCAAAGGAACTTCTTACACTTATTATGGAGAAAGCAATATAGACCGTTTAAGCCGTTGGGATATAAAAGACGAAATATTTAGTTTTATGGGAATATTATATCCGAAACTACCTAAAACACCTACTGGAGTTAGGTTTTTAGATGATATTGGAAATGAATATACTGCGATTGTATTTAAGACGGAACAGGTACAGAATTATATTTTAATCAATACAGATGTAAATGATGAAATTTATCAAGGCTGGAACGGAACGACTTCATTAAATTTATTCCCTGTAATGGACTTCGAACGATACAGAACACGTATAATTGAAAAAGGCCAAATGGAGCTAATCAACTTAAGTAAGGCAGAGTTTAAAATCAAGAGAAAGGCGGACTTCGTTTAATGTTAGAAGCTAATGTTTATGATAATTTTAACCCTAACTACTACAATATATCTGATTTTATTCTTCCTAATGGTAAAAAAGACAAAAGAGGTCTTCCGATACCTAAATCAAGATGTCAAGTTATTAACTACGAATTGTGGGAAACGGGTTATCTTTATACTTCATCAGCTACTTTGACAGTTTCGGTAGAAGTTGGCGATATTGTTCAAATTCTTTTTCCTGAAGTTGTTCCAATTGAGGAAACTCTAGGTAAAAAAAGAAACTTAAATTTAGATATGGTTTATCTTGTAACAAGTGTAGATGAAGGCAACAAAGCTACATTAAAAAACTATTTTTGGGCAATGATTGAAAGTCTTGATGTTCCGAATGCAATAACTAAAACGACAAACTCCGCTATCATTGACTATCTAATTGACCCTAATAAGAATAATTTAATGAGTTATGGCTACTTTTTCAATTCAAGTATTTTCGCTGGAAAGGCTACAATCAACCGAAAAGCAGAAACTTCATCAGCTCATGACGTAGCTAAAAGGATATTATCCAAGGTTCAATTTCAACCGACTACAACAATTCAACATGCTTCTTTTGGTGCAGACCCTAGAACTTTGTTGTTTATTAACTTTGCTTCTAGGAACTGGAATAGAAAAAGAATTATGACAAGGGTAGACATTAAGCAAAGTGTGGCAGTAGAAACAGAAACAATAGTAGAGCGTTCAGCTTATAATTTCGCTGTTGTATTCGTTAAAAATTCAAAAGCAGACGACTATACAGAACCACCTAAAATGTATACAGCAAAAAATAATGGGGATATCATTGATTATAGCACTTATCAAGGAGACGGAACAGATTTGCCAGAAGTGAGGACAGCTAAAACATTATTTTATGATAGAGATGACCATGGAAGCCCTCCTGATATGTCTACCATTAAGGCTGAAATTTCACCCTCTACAATCGTCACAAGATTAATTTTTAACCAAAACGAACTTTTACCTCTGTATGTTAATGACTTGGTTGATGTTTGGTACGAAGGAAAACTATATTCGGGTTATATAGCAGACAGGGTTAAAACAGAGTTCAGCGATAGACTTATTTTTGTAGAAAGTGGAGACAAACCGAATGTTGTATGAGTATGTTGCTACTTATGGTGACAAATATAGAATAGATAGCTTTAAAGGGCATAGAGAGCTTCGTAAAGACCACTTAGAACTATTGCAAGGTAAAGTATACTATAACGGCAAAAACACGCTTAGAATCGAAACAACGCTCTTGTACGAAGTCGGTCAATTTGTATCAATTGGTGGTTATCCTTATGGCGGTAGAAAATTTAGATTATTAGAATTATCAATCACTGATAACCCAGTTTTAGATAAAGCGAATATAATTTCAAGAAAGGTCAAAAATGACAATTAAAAACTTTACATTTTTCAGTCCAAATGGTACAGAGTTTCCTGTCGGTTCTAATAATGACGGAAAGCTATACATGATGTTGACTGGGATGGACTATGGAACAATTAGACGAAAAGACTGGTCAAGTCCATTAAATACAGCCCTTAACGTGCAATATACTAATACTTCGATTATTGCTGGTGGTCGATATTTTGAGCTATTGAATGAAACGGTGGCCTTAAAAGGTAATGCAGTCAATTATATCCATGCAAATATTGACTTAACGCAAACAACAAACCCTGTAAGTTTATCAGCCGAAACCGCAAATAATAGTAACCGTGTTGACATAAACAACGGCTCTGGAGTTTTAAAAGTTTGTTTTGATGTTGTTGTAACTTCAGGAACTGGAGTAACAAGCACTCAACCGACTGTTCAGACTAGCACTTTAGATAGTATTTATGCAAATGATATATCACTTAAAGGTTCAATCAATGTACCAACTCAAACGTTGACAGTTGAAGCTGGAAATGGTTTGCAATTACATCTTACTAAAAAGAATAATGATTTAGTAATTGTTAGGTTCTTTGGTAGTGTAGCAAATATAAAAACTGGCTGGAATATGTCTGGAACGTGGGTGGATAGACCTTTTCGTCCGGCTACTGTTCAAAGTCTTGTTGGCCATTTTGCTGGAAGAGATACTTCTTTCCATATTGACATAAACCCAGACGGCAGCATTACTTGGTGGGGTGCAAGTATTGGTAATACACCTATTGCAACACGTGGTAACGGAAGTTACTTTATTAAATAACAAAATAGAAAGCAAAACAAAATGGTAACTAGAATGATTTTAATGACTATCTTAATTTTAGCGATTCTTTTCGCTACATGGGTAAAAGATAGAGAAGCAATGAACCCACCTTTTAAACGTAGATTTGTAATTGATTTAACGGTAATTTTCGCGCTGTGGGTTTTATATGCAGTCTTTTACTTTACACAAACCCCCTCAACTTCTGATATTGCTAAAACTGTGATTAACGTAGCCTTATTGTACTTTGTAGGACAATTTATTTATTTAATCGCAAAAATCAGTCCTATGTTTGACGGTTTGATTAAACTTATTAAAAAGAATGGCGTAAATATTCCTGAAGCGGAAGAAGAACAAACGGAGGATAAAAAAGAATGAATATAAATAATGCTGGTGTACGTGGGCATAATCCTACTGGGGTTGTAATTCACAATGACGCTGGTTCAAACGGTGCTAACACTAGCTTTTACAATAACTGGTTGCCCGCTCATGATCCAACAAATGGCTTTGCTCACGTTTATATCGCTTCTGACGGAAGATTGCAGGCTTCTGACTTCTCTAATATGGCATGGCATTGTGCTAACTCATACGGTAATGCAAATTATGCCAGTTGGGAAGTATGCCAATCAGAGGGCGATTTGAATCAGTTCTTGAGAAATGAACAAGCGGTACTAGATGATGTAGCTAAGTACATGAAACAATGGGGGCTAACTCCTAATCGTGATACTGTGAAGCTACATCAGGAGTTGTCATCTACTTCATGCCCTAGACGTTCAGTAGAAGCTCATGGTGGCACGGTAGAGAGTTGTCGCTCATACTTTATCACAGAACTAAACAAGCGCCTTACAGGGCAAAACAATACACAAACAAATACAGAATTAGAGGACGATGAATTAATGAAATTTACATATACAAATGGCGACAAAACAACTTACTACTTCAATGGCGAAAAGGTTATCGCTCTATCACACCCAGACCAGTTGGCAATTGTTCGCAAGACTTATAAAGAAACAACTGGCAAAGATCTTAAAAACTTCGATTGGAAAGGTTCGCCTATTGATGTTCGTTTCATGCAAGCTAACGGAATTGACAAACCAATCATTGCTAAAAAATAATATAAAAAAGGCCACCTTAATTGGTGGTTTTCTGTTGTAATTGAAGATATTTTACTTTCTATGGTTCAGTTGCTCACCTGATTAATTGCTTCAATAATATTATTGCCAGCATTTATCAGAATTTCATCACTTACAGTTACATTCTTTCTTGAAAATAGTTCGCTCTCAATCTTCATAAAGTGCATTGCTTTAGCTAAAAATTGAGCAGATGATTCATAATATAATGTTTCTAGTTCATCATCTAAAAACTGTGTTAAATCATCATTAGCAAAAGTTGTTAGTTTTCGCTTGATTTCTTTGCCATTGTCATCTTCCTCTACGTAGTAACGTTTCATCTATTCCTCGCCCTCATCTTCATCTAAGTTAAGTTTTTCTATTTCCTGATAACTTGAGTAGTCATGTATAGTTTCTTGACATATTGTGCAAACTGCGCTTAAACCGCCACAACAACAATCTAATGTTATCCAATTATGTTTACATTTCAACTATTCGTTCCTTTAGTTTCAAATTTTTCAATAATATACCGTTTAGAACCAAGCTCAAAGCTGACTAGATGATTATTGAAGTTGTCATGTTTGTTCAGGTCATCAGCAATTTTTCTAGCTGTTGATCGTGGATATTTTGAATTATTAATCTGACTTGTGTATTCGTGTAATATCATCTCATTGCCTCCCTTTGCATTTTGCGCTTCAAACGTTGCTTATATAGATATTCTTTACTTGGCTTTAAACTAGCCAATATCTCATCTAGTAAGTCAAACGCTTCTCCGCTATCTCCTACGCTATTAATTTTTTTAAGTGTAAGCTCGTGCATTTCATCATCATTGAAAAACATAGTAAGATAAGGGAATGCTACGGTATGTGGTAAACCCAAGCGTGATCTAGTTGTATGTAACTTAGGCCATGTACCTGTCTCATCTTTGATTTTTAACTCAAGTTGATTCATTCCGATACATTGCTCTTTTAGTACGCTAGTGATTCTTTCATATAATTCTTTGTTTGTCATTATGCTATAACCTCAATTATTTCTGTATGCTTTTTAACTTCATATCTTTGTTCTTCTGGAAGTAGTTCATTCCATTTTAAAGCCTCTTTTTTGTCATAAAACTTACGTGATTTAATTTCTTTTTCCAATATCCAAGATACTGTGTAGTATGTGAATTCTTCTTTCATTATCCAATTACTCCTGTCTTAATGTTCAATCTTTGCTGACTTGATAAGTGATATAAATTGCACCACTTACAGTAATAAGCTCTAACTGGTATCTTATCAGCTTTCTTTTTGTTATGCTGGGCATTCACTATTGAATATAAAGCGCCCATTTTTGTGTATTTGCGTTTCTTACACATAGTCTAACCACTCCTTAATCGTAAATAATTCAAAGCCATTTAGCTTACTTTGTTTTTTAATTTCCACTTGATTTCTATCTAGGCCTGTCAGCAGTTCAATTACAGGCATACCGTTGTCAAGCCACCTGATGACTGTATTAGCTTTAAGTCCGAAATACTTAGCACATTGAGCCTTACAACTAAAGTGTAGTTCTTCTTCCGTCGTAGGGTTATAAGCTACTACCTTTATAGCTTTTTGCATTTCCGTTATTTAATCTCCTTTTCTATAATACTATGATAACAAAAAAAGTCAATGCTGTCAAACATTAACTTTCAATCTTTTAACCAAAAATTAGATCCGCTTCTTCTTGTAATACTTCTTCAGGAATTTCAGCACCACTTACATCATACTGAATACTTAATAAGTACATTGTCCATTTTCTTCTGAATGCTTTATCTTTCATTTGTTCCTCTGTGAAAGTTGTGTTGATTCCATATTCTTCTACGATTTGTTGTTTTCTAGTTGTTAATACTATCATTGTTTCGTTCTCCTCCTTTTCTATAAGACTATGATAACAAAAAAAGTCAATGCTGTCAAACATTAACTCTTTTTAATTATTTTATTCCTTCCCAGCGTTCAAAATCATCAGCTAGCTCTTGTATAAAGCCCATAATGTCGTCAGTAGTGTACTCTGTGAGCTCATTCTCGTTACTTAAGTTAGCAAGTTCTTTGGCATAGTCTGAAGCCTTATTGTGGTCCTTGTCGTAGCTTTCACCATCCTTCTTTCCAGCTCTTACTAGATACTTCAATACCTGCATTGTATACCAGCCCACAAGCTCTTCGTAGTTAAAATTATGCTTCAAGTATTCGTTAAGTTCTACACCGTATTCATTGGCATAGTGCTTATTTTCTTTTAAGTTCATTTAGATGTTACCTCCAATCCATGTAATAAGCAACGTTGCGATTATACCTATCCAAGTGATAGCGATAAGTGTAAAGCCGACACCTGCAACTATCATTAAAGTTTTTACTGTATCTTTCATTTTGTTCTCCTCTATTTATAATTACATTCTATCAAATTGCTTTTCCTTTGTCAAGAATTAACTGTTTTTAACCATAAATAACTTTTCGTTTTTCGTTTTGTTACTTTGTCCACCTCGGAGAGTGCTACGTGCTTTATCAAAAGAATATACAGCTTCAAAACGTTTGTCTGAAATTGAATAGCTAGAAACTACCACAATGTTAGTTTTGGCCATTTCAAATGCCCAGTCGTAAAATTCTTGGCTATCGAATGAATTAATATAACTTTTTTGTGAAGTACCCTCATAAGGTGGATCAAGATATAATATAGCTCCAGAAACTTCACTAAAGTCTTGATAACTTTTATTCGTTGCTTTTATTTTATTTATTTGTTGAAGTCGTTCAAGCTGTCTAAGCCTTTCAATTTGTTCGAGTTGTTGATGCGTTTCTGGCTTAGTGTTAAACCAATTCCAGTCCAGTCCAGAAGTAACTTTCTTATATGTTTCTGTTTGTCTATAACCGCCAAAAACGTCATGATTTCCAATGATTTCTTTGGCTAGGTTATATTTCAAATCTGAAATTACTTTAGAATATAAATAACTCTTCTTATCATTTCCAAAAGAGTTTACTAGCAACTTCAAAAAGTCATCTGTTGTCTTATTTTCTTTCGCCTTAATCTCGAAGAACTCCGTACGTGAAATAATTAGCGTTTTAATCCACTCACGGTCTTGTGATATAACTCGTTCAAATGCGTTGGTTATATCCTTGTCTAAGTCGTTGTAATGGACGTCTAAGCCATTTAAAATACATTCGGCTGTAATTGCTCCGCCTCCTCCGAAGATGTCGTATATCGGCTTGTCTGTGCCGAAGTTTTGTTTGATAATTTCAATTATCTTCTTGCTTATCTTTTTCTTGCTTCCTTGATACGGTAGTCCGATTGGTTTACCTTTTCTAATTTTCTTCTCGTCTAACTTAAGCATTAAAATTCCTTGTCTTTCTAGTTTGATATAATTTATTCCATTTTTCTATAAGTTCCAGCAACTTAGGTTCATCATATTCGGTAAACAGTTCAATCTGCGATGTAAACCAGCAGTGCAAACAGCGATCGCAACTATAACAGATATTCACGTATCCTCTGCATTCTTTGCAAACTCCTAAACCGTCACTCGTTGGAATATCGAAGCAATGGCAATATCTTTTATCATTTAAGTATTTACTCATCTATTTTCTTCCTTTCGTTCTAATCAGGTCAACTAATGCAAAAAAAGCATATAGTCCAATTCCGACTATTGCTATTATAATAATTTTACCAACTATTGATTCTATGTTCATTCGTATCTGTCCTCTGTAAGTCTATCCATGTTACCACCGGCGATCAGTCTATCAATTTCACATTGATTAGTCCAAAATTCTAAGTGTCCTAGTTCAAAATCTGCATTAACTGAGATAAAACCATTTTCTAAGGTTTCCATTGAGTTGATTTTAATTAATTTGTTTTCCATTGTTGTTTCTCTCTTTCTTAACTTTATATATTTATTATAAACTATTTTCTTTTAATTGTCAAGCAATAAGTGCTATAAACTACTAATAAAATAATTGTTATTATAAATAGCGGCGGAATGAATACAGTTATCGCAAACCAAACAATAGAAACTAAAGTATAGATCATGATTTTTAGTATTAATTTACCTGCTGGCGTATCTTGGAACCTAAGTTCTGTATAAGTTGTTTCTTGTTCTTTTTGCTCCTCAAAAATAGTTTCCGTTTCATACTGGTTACCGCAATAATCACATTTACCATTAGTAATACTTGAAGCCCCACAGGTTACGCATTGTTTTAATTCCATTAAACGATACCACCATAGTACAAGTTAGGGTATTTGGCAATCATTTTATTATTTATGAAATCAAAGTTTTCTTTCCAAAAGTCAGGTTTCAACCCATATAAGCCAGTTATGTACTTAGTTGCATGGTCAAAATCTCCATTAATTTTATAAATTGTTTCAATTTTTTCAAGTGCTTTTTCTTTTGTCATTGTTATTCCCTCTTTCCTTAACTCGATGTACTAAGTATATCAAAAAAACTCTAAGCCGTCAAGCCTAAAGTCATTTTCAATTTTAATCTTTTACCGTAAAATATTTTTCGCAATCAAAGCATTCAAATGATACATAATCATTATTATAATCGCGTGCAATCACATTTTTGCTATTACAATGAATGCACTCTATAATATTATCCATTTAAGCCTCTTTCAATTTATTTTTGAACCAAATAATTCGTTCTTTGAACCAAGCGTCAACTCCTTCAGGACGTAGCCATTTACCTTGCTTCACACCGTTTTTTTCCATGAACTCAATCACTTTAGTTGGAGTTTCTAGGTCGTCCCACATAGTATATTGTTTTGCTGAATTGAATTTACTAAACATTTCCAGTGTTTCGATGTAGCTATTTTTCAGAAGCTCCGTGTCAAGCAATTTTTGGGCCTTCTCAGCACGTTTAGCGAGTCGTTCGTTGGCTTGTTCAAGTTGTCCCTTTTGTCGCTGTAAGCTCAAGTTATGATTGATATAAGCAATTTGCTGTGCATGTCTTCCAAGTTTGCCTTGCGTATTAAGCTCAATCAGTTTAGCCATTCCCTCGCCAAGAATTTCATCAGCCACAAAGTTATATTTATATTTTTTATTTGTGTTACGTACATAGTTGTCAAGTGTTTGCTTGATTTTAAGTTTTTTGTGTAATTCTCGTAGTGTTGTCATAATACTCCTTCATATATTTTACCAAACTTCAAAGCGTTAATTTTAACTAGCTGTTTCAAGTCTGATATAAATTGCTGTTCTTCGTCAAAGTCAAATGGCATTGTCACGTTTTCCTTGATCCAAGTGAAAGCTCCGTCAAAGTCTTGTCTTAGTAAGCTCATTTTATCCACGATGTCGATAATTTGCTCTTTTTCGTCTGCTGTGTACATGAAACCAACTTTCCATTAGAAGGGTAGATCTTCCGTGTTAACTTCAAACGGTTCAGAACCACCAAATAAGTCTTGCTTAGCTTGTGCTTGCTTGCTATTATCATCAGGGATAAATACTTTTTCAACTGTGGGAAAAACAAAGTTATAATTTACATATTCGCCTGATTCCTTAGCTTGTACGCGACCACTGATCGTTACGATGTCCCCTAATTGAATGAAGTCAGTCAAGAACGCTGAACCGTATGCAACTTTTACATTCGAACCTTTTTCTTTTTCAAATAAAGGAACTGAAATAATTTTCTTATCGCCTTTTGCTGTTTTTACTGTTCGTGTATTTTTTTCGTTTACTTGTGCTGTAACTGTGATAATTGCCATTTAATTATTCTCCTTTTTCTGCTTCTTGCTGTGCTAACCAAATCGTCATGATGTCGGTAATTTCTTTTTTAGTCTTATTTTTCAAGCTATCGATATTTTTATAT